ATTATGGTAAGCTTCCATAATTTCAGCTTGTTGTTTATTACTAATACCTAGCTCATTAGATATATACTGTAATCTATCATAATGATCATTAGGTATTTCTCCATATTTCTCTTCATACTGTAAGAGCTTCTCATGTCTTGTCTTACGTTTCATTATATAAGCATCCTCCTTTCTGTGAATAAAAACCCCGATAAGACGCTTATGGTCTTATCGGGATGTTTTTGTTCTTATATTATATTAATTATACATGTGTAGAATTCTATTCATAACCGATTGGGTTAATGCTTGCATAGGACCATTTGATAATAGCTGTTTAGCCTGACCAGTGATAGACCAATAGGATAGTCTAAATGCACGACCAATATCAGTTTGGTTGATATTTACACCAGCCATATTAGCTAGGTAGGTCAAAGCATTTACGTTCTTTAAAGAACTTTCCATAGATAGATTACCAGATAGGTCACCCATTACGTCTGGAGCAATGATATTCATACTATGATATAAGTCTTTGATATCAATAGATACGTCGACTACTGTTGGTAAACCATCAATAGTCCAGCCACCATCAGTGCCCTTAGTAATGGATAATGAACCTATCATACCACTATCAATACTGAAGAAGCCTTTATAGAATGCTCTTACTAGGAATGGTGATGCATAACCATTAGCACCCATTTGTCTTGGTGCAGACATACAGATTAGATGGATAAGTGGTGCACCTATATTTAGGAACCAGCTATATTTATCAAAGTCTGGTGTAGTTAATTTAAGATTAACTGTATAGCTTACACTATGACTGGAGTCTGACCAGATTTCTGGGAATACTAATTTACCACCAGCAAATACTGTCTTAGCACCAGTCTTCAAGTTATCTATGAAAGAACCGATACCACCAAACATTCCATCACCAGCATTGCTACTATTAGACGCTACGTTATTGATAACGTTACCAGTACTAGTATTAGCATTATCATAGAATGAGATATTACTTAAACCAGTAATAAACTGTAGCTCTCTAACCATACCAGACATCTCATTAACTTTAGCGGCTAATTGAGATTGAGTTGTATCATTACTAAAAGATTCAGAGATAGATGTTTCTGAGTTTAGATAGAATGCTACAGCCCCATAGTATGATAATTGTCTGGACAATGAAGATGTAGACGTTAATGTAGACCAGTCAAAGTTACCAATCTTACCACCATATGGAGAATCTTCATCTGATATACCTAAGTATGCTGCTAATGCATTAGTCATAGCATTTACATAAGTAAAGTATTCCTTCTTAGCAAAACGTAATTGGTAGTACTTAGTTTCTTTACCCTTACCAATGATACCATTAGTTAAAGATTGTAAAGAAATATCATCAGCACCACCAGATAGTTTTTGGATTAATGCATTCTTTTCTTTATTAGAATAGCCAGCTAAGAATTCTGGTAGACCAGGTGTAAGAATAAGTAATGGAATCTTAGATGCTATTTTAGCACCAAAGGTTCTACCAATATCAGTACCAGGAATTCGCATATCAGCTATATCCATCCATTGATACGGCATACCAAATACTCGATATAACTGAGATGTATCAAACTCATTAACGTTGATATTATATGAAGTTAAATTAGAAGCTGCTGCCATTTCAGCAGTAGATGCTAATGAATCTTCATATTCACGTTTTTGACCAGCTGCTACATCTTTACCAGAACCTTTGATGATAGCTTCTCTACCAGCTTTATAGCCTTGCTCTAAAGTCATACCAGCATTACCTTGACCAGCTGCTGCTTTTGTTGGACTCTTATTAGCATTCTTAGTACTACCGTTAGAATAATCTACAGCTGTACCAGCTACACCTAACTCGGTTACAATATTACCTTTAATCATCTTCTGGTTTTCAGCACTACCAGTACCCCAATAGTCGGCAGATACTTCAGCAGCTTTTTGACGAATAGTAGCTTGCTCTTGAGCACTCATACCACTATAATTAGCTATCTCTTTAGCCATACGATAGTATTCTATTTCACCATCAGTCATCTTATCAGTACCAAGACGTTCAGCTGCTTCGGTAAACATTTGGTAGTTAGCTAAATCCGTTTGATTAAAAGGTTTACCTAGTGCAAGTTTTTCTGTACTACTGGAATTAAGTACAGTAGACATTGTTTTCTTAAGTCTAGTAGCATCACCACCGATACCATCTAAACCCTCTTTACGTAAATTATCTAATGCCTTATCTGCCATATCTGTAGCAGAAGATGCCACTTTGAAGTAGACACTATGGGGCAGTGCAGCTTCCCCGGTTATTTTCCCCGGAATGGATCCTCTTCAGCTTTAGCACGTGCTTTAGCATACATACCATCAGAGTTTTCGTTATTGTAACGAGCATATGGGTCATATTGTTTAACCATAACTAATGTCTTAGTTGGAATCCATTGGTTAATACCATTTTTAACTTTATGACCAAGCAATGTCAATTTACGAGAAGAATCAAGCATGTAAACTACATGATAGCAGTTTGGTAAGCAAAGTTCTTTAGCGATCTTTTGACCGTATGCATTTACAGAACCTGGTTTAATACCAACGATATCATTGTATTTCAAAGTACGATAATCTACAGGTGGATATTGAGTAATATTAGAAGTGTCTTCTTCTAAGTAATCAAATGTACCATATGTAGAAGAGATACGTACCCAGCGTTCAGGTTTACCTGGTTCACTAACACGGCCCCAAACATTATCACGCTCTTTAGGAACTTCTGGTGGAGTAGCATAAATAATACCAGGAGCGAAATCATAAATATTTACAGTTTCACCTGGGCGTACGAATGCACGCATAAGACCACGATCATCCGGAGTCTCACGTACATATAAAGGTTTCTTGCTTGTATTGACATAAACTTTATATTCAACCTTTTGTGTAGAGGTTGCATTATCAATAGTTGGCATATGTATTACCTCCATAATAATAAAAATAAAAATTTAATAAGATGTTCCCACTAGGCCAATTTCCAGACCTAACGGGAATCTAATCTTATGTTATAATTCAGGATCCCAAGGGATACCCATAATATCTTTTACATGTCTACTAAGCTCAATAAGAACTTTATTCATAGCAGCCATGATAAGTACAGAACCAACCATACGACCATTTACTGAGTGTGTAGCTAGTAATGTATGTACTTTTTCATCTTTACGATATTCACTTACAGGCTCTTTACCTTTAGGGAAGATAGATTTTACTACACCTTTCAAAGCAGAGTAGTATACTAGTTTATCCCCTACACCCATAGTGTCTTCGTACTTGATGTAGAATTCAATAAGAACTTTATCTTCAGCATGTTTAAGTTTACCTGTAGTTGGTAACTTACCAGTAGAATCATATTCCTTAGTAGATATATTTAGTTTCTCTAAACGTTTCTTAGTCTTATTGATATTTGCTTCATAGTCTGATACGGTCTTACGTAGTGATGGAGATAACTCTTCTAATTCATTAGTACGATAAATCTTAATACCTTGAAGAACACCAGTAACTTTAGATTTGATTTTAATCTTACCTAAGTCATTTACTTCTTCACCATCAATCTTAAGCTTAGCTAAGATATCGTTTGATGTTTCATCATCGGAAGCTATTTGATAAGTGAATAATGTATCACCCTCTTGTACAGGTGTACCTACTTTAGCAATGAAGTCTACAATATCTTCTTTATTAAGTCTTACGTCCATTTGGAGTAATACATCGGAAGACATATCTTCAGATAATTTGTCAGAGATGATAGCACTATCTTCAAAACCTTCATCTGTATTCATGATAGCAATCTTAGCTAGTGTACCAATATTGTAAGATAAGTTACCAGTACCAACGTTATCAGAGTAACTGGATTTATCATAGGCTACGATATCTCCAGCTTTAACTTTAGCACCGACTTTAAGATCAGTATCTAGTTTAAGATTAACGAAGAAACCACCATCAGAGTTCTTCTCAATACGGTTACGTAAATCTACATGCTCCACTATACCTTGATCTATATATCTGATGATCATATAGTCATCAGTAAGCTCATCAATTACACCATTATATTTAGCTTTGAATGCGAATGTATCAGATGTCATATATGGTAATGCTTGGTCTGCACCATTGGTTACCAATAATGGGTCACTACGTCTAGTTCTCATACCATGTTTAGACGTTTGGATAAATGTCATAGCAGTACGGAATGGATCGTCATGTGTTGTACCTAATGGAGTCAATGCTTCTGTAATAGATAAAGTATTGACATCATTCATCTTAGACTCTTCATTCTTATTATTATAGATATAACCACGTGTATCGTTGATAGCCATATTAATAGTAGTCTGTCTATTAATACCTACATTACCAGCAAAGCCTGTAGACATAGCTAGTTTATTAACCATAGATTTATCATATGTACGTTTCTCTAGATTATAAGATCTATCAGAGTTCAGACCAGATAAGCCTTTGAATGTGACTGTATTAGCAGTTTCCATTTCAAGCAATGGTGTTAAGATACTTAAGTCAGATGCCGTAGAATCTGCTAGAGTCAAATCTACTACAGCAGAACGTTTCATAAACATCTTGCTATCAGTTCTACCATTCTTATATTCAGCTAAGAATAATTGATAAGATGTAGCCAAAGACTTATAAACGAAGTGAGCTAAACGTTCATTAGTACGGAAACGGTTACCTGTAATATCAGTATGCTTATTATATTGATTGTCTGCTAATAGACTACTAGCATAGCCTAATGCTGTAATGTAATCGGTTGGTAGATTATACTTTCTACATACATCAACTGTGATAGGATCCATCATCAAGTTATAGAATGCATCTAAACCATTAGCTTTAATTCTACCACCATATTGATCTAATACATCTAACCACATAGCTACACCATTAGTCTCAGCTATAGTATAGTCTTCTGTATTGATCTCAAATAATCCAGATACTAATAGTGAAGTCTCTGGAGAATTATCATATTCTAAGAAACCATCTTTAAACTTAATATAGTTCCTTGTAGCAGTTGGTCTCTTTTCTTGTACATTCCATTGTACTTTGGCTCTATTCAATGCTTCAGATAAGCCTACAGAATATGCCATTACACAGATAACTGGAATATTCATTTGGTTGATAGATGCTCTAGAGTGTGCTACAGTTTTACCTTGTTTATAGTATTTCTTAAACTGCTCTTGATAAACTGTATCAGTCATAAGCTTACTATTAATCATAGCAACTACATCATCATCTTCAGCAGCTAATACCGTCTTATCTTTAGTATTTACACCATAAGCTAGCATACCACTACCTGGGTCTTTATATTCTGGAGCGTTACGTAATTCATCTTGGTTAAAGAGAATCTTAGTACCATCTTTAAATTCAATATAAGAGAATTGAGATGCCATATCAATATATTCCATAGGAAGAATATACTTAGCAGTAATCTTTAAGTTAGACCCTGTAGCAATCTTCTTGATTGTAGTACAACCTTTATATTTCTCTTCTAAGATTTTATTCAAAGATCTAATGATAGCTGTAGTAGTATTAGTGGACTTACCTTGCTGACCATACTTATTAATCATAATCTTATTATAGTTAGTAACCAACTGAGAAGTAGTTGGTCCTGTCTTAATAATAGGAATATTGATTAACTGACCAGAGATGGTCTTATCGTTACCACGTAATCTCATGAAACGATTATCAATCAACTTAGGTACATCGAATGTAAGACTATGTCTTGTACCATTAGCATCTTCGAACTGTACACGATATGTCCAGATAGAATCTTCAGAAGTAGATGTATCGTCTTTATCTATCTTAAGTACAGACATAGGAATAGTTTTGTTTTCAGTAAATGCATAGATAGCTCTAACTATATCAGCATCTAAGTCGTACTGTTTATCAAAGTTAACTTTCTTTAAACCTTCCCATTGATCATCAATAGTTTGTACTTGAGGAATATCTGTAGTACGTAATGGTTGCTCAGCACTATCTTCAAGTAATTCAGAGATAGGCTTGTTATTTAAACTAGACTTTAAGAACTTATCATTCAATAAGTCCATACGTTTACGTCTAGCTTGAGATATATCTATTGTAGTATGTCTAGTCTCTTGTGCTTTAAGTAAAGCTACTTTAAGATTAACTTCCTCTTCAGCTTTCTTAATAGCTTCTGTTTCATCTGAAGAAGCATTCACTATATCATTAAGCTGATTAGATACATCTTCTTGAGCTTTCTCTTCTTCTTTAGAAGATTCAGGGTCTAATGGTTTAGTTTCTAGTTCTTTAGGTTTGTCCATATCCAATACATCAACTTTTCTAGTATCCTTAATGATATTAGATTTAGACCCATCAATATTATTGATTTGGATACCAGATTTCTTTTCAATAGCATCAGCTACTTTGATTTTGATTTCTTCTTTGTTCTCACGTTCAGTATCTTCAACTGGTTCTCTCATAATCAGTTTACGGATATTTTGTTTAAACTTAGAGATTGCATAGTTATCAAAATCATCAAAGTTGACTTTAAACCAACCAGTCTTACCTAAGAAGATAAAATCAACCCCTTTGAAGTATTCTAGTTCATAAGAACTAGTGGTATATAATCTAGCAATAATAGAGAAGATATTAATATCTTTACTGATATTGAATATATTAGATAGATCAGTATCTTTAGCCCAGTCATGTACTGGAACTATAACTGTTTTCTTAGTATAAGAACTAAGACGTTTATCATTAATGAATCTAGCCATTAATGTAAATAAGATATCTGTCCCATAGTCTTTAGGGAACTTCTTATTATACTTATTCGTAAAGAATGCATCAGTATAGTAAGTCAAATCATAGAATAGATTTCTATTCATATACTTATCAATAGATGGTTTAGTTAGTACAATACTAGGGAATTTCTCTTTAATAGTATCGTAGTATGCTAAAACTTCTTTTCTATTTCTAAAACGTTCTCTATATAGCATTTGAGCTAAACGTTTATTAGTCATAGGACCTTCTACGGCTTCACCAAATAGAATCAATTGATCACTAGTTTGGATATAGTCTTCATTGATTATAGATTGTCCTTCACGTACAATGTCTAAGTCTGGTTGGTAGTCTAATAACTCACCAGATTCACTTTGTACTTGTCTTAATGGTGTGACATAGTAGCTATAGTTAGGTTCTACATAGTAAGAGCTAAACATAGCTAAGTTCTCAACTAATGGTGATTCCATTATATCTTTTACACCATCAAATGATTTAGCCATAAGAAATATACAACTACCAAAACGTTTATTCTTCTTATTGATAGGGGTATAAAACTTAGAGTTTATTAATCGTAAAGGCTGTATACGGTCTACTAAGATAGCCATTCTAATAACCTCCAATTTGTTAATTCTGAGTATATTATTCGTTTAATAGCCTGTTGAGGATGTACTCTTATAGAGGCTAAATTTCACCTAACACTCATATAGAGTAAATAATATAAGCTGGTTATATTATTTAATACTGTACGAATCCGTGGAGTAAAGTAATTTTAATTTAGGATCCGAGACTATAATCAAATGCAAAATTAACTACAATAATTTATTTATTTTACAAGAGGCCATATTGACCATATGGTCTTTTTCTATTTATAGTTACCCAACTATCCGAAATATATGTCAAGACATAACATAAATTCTCTATATTATTTTGCACAATACGTTATATCCTTTGGTTATAGTTCGAAGAGCCTGAAGTTGTAAGGGGATGGGCAGTTAGTATTAAACAATTATAGGTATCTTATAGACGTTACTCATCTTCTTCGGCTATCCCTGTGGTGGGAACTTCAATTTCAACCCTAAAAAATATACTAACCAACAAAAAGTATACAAATAAAATGTACTACAACACAGCTATCCACCACAAATAGCATGCCAGGGTTATGATATCCTCATAACTTATATAAACTTGATCACATAGCATAAGATTCCCTATAGGAAATTCTTCCTATAGGGGTTCTTTCTGCTTTTTAATAAATTATTACTAGATAAACAGGTTATTAATCTTATATAGCCTAAGTGAGGTACAGTTATGACTGATAAGAGTAAGAAGGAAATGTTAGAATCGGGAAATATGAGCTTTATTGATTTCTTAAATCAAAGCACACCTATCGAGTTGAATGAGTTTCTCAAAAACAAGGGGAAACGAAAAGTAAGATCTATGTTTATACGTCTATAAGACTTATAATATAAACTAATTT